ACTACACCAGCCGTTTTAAATGAAGCTTTATTTTTTGCTAATAGATCTAATCCTGGTGCAAGATTTGTTTTTGATGACGTGGGCACTTACGACATGAAACATATTTCTCAAGCTTTGACTTATTATGGTTTTGATTTATTAGAAAAAGGTGGAAAAAAAATTTGTCTAGAAAAAAGAAAAAGCTATGGGCTATAAAAATCCTCACGACGAACGACGGATTGACAAGGACTTTGCCTACATGAACTCGGAACGAGGATATATCACCAGAACTATTACGGCTAAATTTAAACCTAGTTATTCAAAGTATGGTGGCCACATTCCTAGAATAGATAAAAAAGAATTTTGGAGACTGTACATGAATCATATTATTAATATGAAAGAAAAATTTCCAGGAACAGATGGTAGAATCTGTAGGTATTGCGAGCAGCCATTTACATTTAAAGCTAGACGTGGAACTAGAGGTAAAGGATATCAAGGTAGACAAGGACAAATAAAAACTAACTTTAGTATAGATCGATATGACCCGAGACTAACATACATGACTGATAATATTGTCTTTTGTTGTGTATCCTGTAATGATAAAAAAAGAGATAGTAATCCAAGTGACTGGTTAAATTATTTAAGAGTGGGACTGGAGTTTAAACGTGATTAGAATATTAATTGTATTATTGTTGTTGAGTGGATGTGCTAAAGACTTTGACTTAAATCCCTGGACGACTCTATTAAAACAAACATTGAAAGGAAGCTATGATAAAACTAAATAAAAAATTTTACTACCCGACTTCAACTCGAAAAATAATTGATGGTAAAAGACATTACCTGGTAGGTGACGAGAAGTTACCAAGTGTTACAAGTATATTAAAGGCTTGTGAAAGTGAAGAGAAGAAAGCTTCATTAGATGCGTGGAGATCTAGAGTAGGAGAGGCCGAAGCCACAAGGATCACGGACAATGCTGCATCGAGAGGGACTCTTATGCATACGATTCTTGAGGGACATATCTTGAATAGACCAGTTATAGATCTAACACCTGAAGGACAACTAGCTACGAAAATGGCAAGACAAATCGTGGACCAGGGATTAACCGATAAGTTAGAAGAACTATGGGCAGCTGAATGTGTTTTATTTTATCCTGACATGTATGCAGGGGCCAGTGATGGAGTCGGAATCTATGAAGGCAAGGAGGCCATAATAGATTTTAAACAAACCAATAAACCCAAAAGAAAAGAATGGATTGAGGATTATTTCTTACAACTAGCAGGATATGCAATTGCTCACAATCAAATATATCAAACTAATATCCAGTTTGGAATCATTCTAATGTGTAGTAAAGACTTATATTACCAAGAATTTCGCGTAGAAGGTGAAGAATTCAAACATTATGCGAACGAATGGTGGAAGAAAGTAGACCAATACTACAGGCAGAAAAAAGAATGGCAAGAATTAGTTGACAGAGCCGGGATGTAATGTTATATAGGATATTATATGAAAGGAATAAATATGAAAAAATATAGTTACACGGCAACAAGAAGTTTCACTCAAGAATATATTATTACGTTTGAAACTAAAACTGAAAAAGAGGCTTACGAAAAGGCTCATGCTTCAAAATATAACTTTAATAATGAATGGACAAAAATAAATGGTTTAGAGGCAGATAGTAAATTAGAGGATATCAAAAGATGTGCGGTTGAAGATCCTGCAGATAATTATTGTGAGGATTGCGAAGGCAAAGGATACTTTACTGATGTTGTAAGCAGTGGGTTAAGTGATCCAAAAGATCCTTATCATAAGCCACATATTGAGAGATGTGATACTTGTATGACATTTGAAGACGATGTAAAAGCAAAGGAGTACCATGAAAAAAGATAAATGGGACGGTAAATCTAGACCATCCAATGATACTTACCGAAAAAATTTTAATGAAATATTTGGTAACAAACCTATTAAAAAACATTTAACAGGTGTAAGATGTCCAGATGTAGATTTAAAAGGTACTGTATTTTGTAAGGCAAAGAAATGTAGTAATCATTTATACAAGTATGAGAGCAGTAGTTTACCTGGATATTGTCAGGACTGTGGCTAAAATACAACAATAGTGTGTTATAAATGCCACACTTTCCCTCTGGGCTAGGGTAAAAGCCCCTATAGACTTTTTTTGCCAGAAAAATTTTTTTGTTTTTCAATTTACGAATCGTGGTTACAATGGTTACAATGGGTTTTAAAAGACTATTATTCGCTAATACCAACAGTTATAGACGATATTTTTGTAACAAATCTTGGTTACAATGTGGTTACAGTGGTTACAATGCAGTAAAATCAACACTTTTAGCATCCCCGTACGCGCGCATATGAATTGAGTTTATGAAAAAAAGTTGCCTAGAGAAAAAATCTATAGGTGCTATAAGAAGATATGCGTAGAAATAAGAAATCCAAATACCGACATGTTGTAATTAAAAATAAAAAATATTATTTTTATTCTATAACGTGGTTGGACATCACGGGTGATAGCGGGCACGCTACTGCAGATGACTTTACAAAGTTTAAACCTAGTGTGATGGTAACTCAAGCATATTTATTTAGTAAAGATAAAAAGAATATTAAAACTTTTGCATCATACGAAGAAGGGGATGAGTTGTTTTCAGATCGTAATGTATTTCCTAAAGGATGTATTGTTAAGATGGAAAAAATTAATCTTTAACTTCTTCTACTACTTCTGCGTCAGCTTCTATAATTGGTTTGTAAGTTTTTAAAGCTTTCTCTAAAAGTTTATCTAACTCTGATTCTTCCATGTTATCCATGTCTTTGTGCAGGTGTAAGTGGTTGTTGTTTTGATACCCTGCAGCTTTACCTCTAGCTACCTCTGCATTGATGGCAGCACTCCAAGCTTTTGATTCTCTTGCTTCATCTCGTAATTGTCCTAACTCACTGTAATGAGATTCTTTGGTGACATCATATTTTTTTAATTTTTCTGATTTTAACCTGCCTATGTACTGACTAACTAAAGGGTAGAGAGAAGGGTTTTGAAGCTTACTAGCAGAGACATAGGCAGAATTGGGATCATAACCTGCCTCAATGGCACATTCAGTAGCTGTCTTCCTACCTTCATTGGCCACGACTAAATTAGCAAATTTGATTTGTTTTTCTGTAAGTCTTTTTGGTAAACCCATGACTTGCATTATAGGATATATTTGGTATATGTTCAAGCATGGTATCAGGAAAGCTATTAAGACAGGTCTTAGATAAGTTTATGAAATCACCGGTGGCCCAGGAGGCCAGAGTCCAGGTGTGTTTACCTGACGGTAAATATTACGACATCCAAGATATTAAATTAATGGAAAACAAAATACTTGGCGTGCGTGAGACTCATAGATTGGTCATGACATTGTATACTTCTAACTGGAATATGGGTGAAGTTATTAAAAAAATTGATTAGCCAGAGAACAACTCACTTAGCCTAAAAAATGATTAAAGGTGAGACTAAATTTTGGCATGAAATTAAAGCGTTCAATATTAAAAATAATTGCAAATTATCATTTACACGCGTGGAAAATAGTGCTGCACATGGGACTCCTGATCTATTGGGGTATAATAATTCTGGCCACTTTTTCACTGTAGAACTTAAGTTAAGTTTGGCTAATAAAATTCGATTCTCTCCGCACCAAATTGGCTTTCATCTAACTCATCCAAACAATAGTTTCATCATGCTAAAGACCCTCGGTCCTTTAGCCATAAAACTTTATGAGGGAAGGTATATAGAAGATTTAATTAAGGGGAAGGCAGAACCGTGTGCCACGGGCATGCTGTCAAGTCTTAAATTTTTACAAAAAGTTTAGCGTCCTACAATATCCTATGTCCAAGGTCAACGGCCAAAGTGTCGCGGGCCAAGAGAAGAGCTTGTGGGCGGGACCCACCCAGGCCTGCGGCCTGTGGCTTGCGGTTCATGGTGCGTGCTTGCGGGCGGGACCCTCCCTATTTTTTTATTTCTGCTTGAGGGCTGGTGGAATACAACCAGCCCTGAAGATTTCTAATGTTGACCATAAGAAATATTTTTAATTTTTGGATTCCAGCATTGTCTGCAGCTGCCGCATTCATTGTTTTGTTTTGGAGCTGGACACATGACACTTGTTGCACCAAACCAGGGCTGGTCCTTAGTGACAACACTTGAAGAGTTAGGCCAGGAAGCAGGCGCCCGCTGGTCTACCATGGGCGCGCTAAATCGTATGACTAAATTGTCAGGCTTGCCGTCGAGGTGATCTTTGA